TTGGGATAATGCACAATGGGATGTATCAAGTTGGGGTCAGGGTGCTTTTGTAAATGTTAATCAATCAATGGCACAATTAGGTAAACAAAATGGTACAACAGTTCCTGGTTCTCTATGGAGTAGTCTAGGTACATTTAGTGCCGATTAGGAGGTATTATGGCTATTACAGCACTTATAGCACCAGCAACTAAACTTCTAGGTAAGTTTATACAAGACAAAGACAAGAAAGCAGAGTTAGCTCATAAACTAGCTACTATGGCAGATGAACACGCACAACAACTAGCTTTAGCACAAATTAAACTTAATACAGAAGAAGCAAAAGGTAATTGGTTTCAATCAAGTTGGAGACCTCTTGTTGGCTGGATATGTGCTTTATCATTAGGTATAAACTTTATGGTAGTTCCTATATGTAGTGGCTTTGGTATAACTATACCACAAGCTGATATGTCAGTGATGATGCCTTTATTATTAGGTATGTTGGGTATCGGAGGTTTGCGTTCCCTAGATAAAATCAAAAAAGTAGATACTAAATCTAATGGAGTAAAAAAATAAATAAAGAAAAAGATTTAGAAAAAATAAATAAAGAAATGATAAAATTTTTTAAAAAATACGGAAATGAAATTCCAGAAGAAGATTTATTAGGAGTAGATAATGCTTGGGGTAAAATACATAATTGGTTAAGTGATGGAACAAACAATAGAAAATTTTGAAGGTACTAAGAATATCCACATAGATTCTGGTGGTAAAACAGATTTAGAAGTAGGTATTCAGTTTATTTATGATATGAGAGAACACCCTGTAGATATAGCTATAGCAACTGTATATGCTATAGTTGTATATACTGTAGTAATGTATATAACTAAAAAATTTAAAACAGGAAACAAATAATGGTTAGAGAAAAATTATTAGATATGTTGATGTTACATGAAGGATTAGAATTAAAACCATATCAATGCACAGCAGATAAAACAACAATCGGAGTGGGTAGAAACTTATCTGATGTAGGTATAACAGAAAATGAAGCTAAATATTTATTACAAAACGATATAGATAGAATACTAAAAGAAGTAGAACATTGGAGTTTTTTAGAAAAATTAAATGAACCAAGACAAGCTGTTATATTAGATATGGTATTTAATATGGGTGTTACAAAGTTTAATGCAAACACATGGGTAAAAACATTTGCAGCAATACAAAATGAAGAATGGGAAAAAGCTTCTAATGAAATGTTAGATTCTAAATGGGCAAAGCAGGTAGGTCAAAGAGCCATAAGATTATCACAAATGATGAGAAAAGGAGAGTGGTATGAATCTTGACCCTATGATGGTATGGAACATAATTATAACTGTGGTTTTAGGACCATTTGCATGGGCATTTTCTAAACTGTTTAATGAAGTAAAAAGATTACAAATACTTCTAAACAAAACTAGAGAAGATTTAGGAAAAGAATATGCCACAAAATCCGAGCTTCACAATGAAACACGAGAAATTAAAGAGCTAGTATTAAGACTAGAAGTTAAACTCGATAGGTTCATTGAGAAGCATAATGGTTGACCCAGTATCAATTCTTACAGGAATTGCATTAGTAAAAAAATCAGTAGACTTTATTAAGAGCAATATAAACACAGCACAAGATATTGGTGATATTATTAGTCATGTAGATAAAGCTATGACTGGTGAACAACAAGTTATAAAAGCAAGAGATAAATCAGGTGCAGACCCATTTGCTATTGGCACAGTAGCTCAAGAAATTATAGATGCAAAATTAGCCAGAGAACATCTAAATGATGTTCGCAATTTAGTTAACCTTCGCTTTGGGCATGGTACTTGGGAATTTATATTACAAGAAAGAAAAAAAAGAATAGATGCTCAAAAACAAGCAATTAAGGAAGCAAAAGCAAAAAAGTTAAAAAAACAACAACAAATTGCTGAATACATAAAATATGGTTTAATAACTATTATAGTAATAGTTTTTATAGGTGTAGCATTAGCCATTATGGTAAAATTTGTACTAGCTCACCCAATAGAAGGAGATGATAAATCTTGTAAATTATATGAACCTAAATACTATCTTATTTGCTTAAATGAAGGCAGAGGATATGCAGATACGCAGTTATATTTAGATTATCAATTACAAAAAGATAATTGGATAATAGAAAAAGATTGATTCTTTGAAAAATATTAATACAATAATAAAACGAACTAGGGATTTATAAACAAAAACAAGTGTTAATAATATGGGGATATGTTACTATATGTTGCGTTAAACCTCTAGTTCGTACTATTCATATCCATTATTTAACATTTTCCTAGCTCTATCAGCAGCACTTATAGATGAAAACTTATCTATCTTTTTATTAACATATACCTTTGGTTTATTATTCCATCTTTTTTGTACCTTTTGCCTAGCCATTTCACTTCTTTGCTCTATTTGCTTTTTTACTTCTAATACTTTCTTTTGACTATATTTATCTCCTTTATCTAACAACATAGGCTCTATATTGTGCATAATCTTATTAGCTTTAAATTCAGTTACACCTAATATACTAGGTATATGCCTTTTAAAGATGCTACAATCGTCTTGGAGGTACATTGTTGACACTATAGTTATATATGCACCTTTCTCCTCTAGGTTTAATACAGAGCAATCTGTGAGCCATTGCAAAGGGTAGAATGGAAATACAAATAATTTCTCTTTCATACTTCCTCCATAATTGTATTCCAAGAATATTTATATTTACCTTTAATTTTTTTCAGTAAATTTATACTAGCTCTTCTATCACCTGATAAAAGCATACTTGTATAAGATTTAGATATTTCTAATTCCTTTGATACTTGGGTTAAGTTCATTTTATTTTCCTTCATAATCTTACTAATAATCATACATTTTCTCCTTTTTTGTTAATTCCATCTGCTTGACATTTCTTAATGTGGTCTTGATAATCGTATTGTATTGTGTGTATATTCTTATTATAATTATCTCTCTTCCATAACTTAAAACTTTCCTTCTCTTTAAAATAAAAACTCTTATTTTTAATATGGTTTATAACATAAAATCTTTCTTCTTTCTTCACTTGTAACCTCCTATTATTTTGTCATAACATTCTTTGCAGTAATATTTAAACTTATGATAATGAACTGCTGCATTATCACAAAAGCTACACATTTTTAAATGTATAAGTTTCTTCCAATGACTACTTGTAGCATCTTTTTGTATAGGTTTCTTTTTAGCCACTTTTCTTTTCTCTTATTTCTTTTGCTTTAACATAATTATTCTGTTCTTCTGGAGTACGCAAAGTAAAACCTTTAGCAAGTAAATCAAATAATTTATTTTCTACTTCTGCTTTAGTAGGTCTAGTCTTAAACTCCATTTTATAATTTATTATATACTTGCTCATTATAATATTCCTGCGTTCTGTAAACCTATAAAAGTATAAATTATTGTATATATAATTAAAAATTCCATGTTGACCTCCTAGTCATCTAAATCGTTCCAGTGTTTTTGAATCTTACTTTTCTTTTCTGGCTTCTCTTTTTCGTATGATTCAAAGCAACCATTATCTAAATTCATTTGTATATCTAATACTCTTGGATATCCTAACTCTTCATAACGAGTTTTACAAACAGTTAATAAACTTTCTGTGCATCTTGACCCATCTTCATTCTCAAACTTAGGTCTCCAAAGACTAAATATATGGTCTGGTTTATTAAACCAATGAGCAGAACCTGCAATCTGATAAGCAGTCGGTGCAGAGTTACCCATTTTCATATCTGGTTTAGCAGGGTGTGCTTGTATCATAATATGTATATCTAATAGTTTAGCTAAAGTAGTAAGATGGTCTAAACACTTACCTATCCATAATGTTTCAGACATTTTACCAAACTCAGGTGTGCTAAGTTTATTCCAAGGGTCGAGTATAAAGGCACTAATTCCGTACCTAGATTTCATATCTTGTATCCTATCACACAACCAGTCAAAGTCAGGACTGTTGTTAGGATGATTAAGAAATACAAAGTGTTTTCTAATAAAATTATCAGCTTCATTTTTTTCTTCATCTGATTGCTCCCATTCTAATTTTTTATTATAAAATGTTCTAATGTTACGTTGTATATATGGTCGCACCCTAGTTTCTCCAGAGTACATACCTATATTAATCTTGTATTCTTTGGCAATTTGTGTCCATAACTGTGTAGAAAAAGAAGTCTTACCATGTCCAGGAAATGAAGTAAGCACAGACACCATACCCATACCAAGCATAACCTTATCATTCCATCCAAACATAGGATTAAACAACTTAATCTTTGCAGGTTGTGGTATATCATCTAAAGAATAAATGCCTTCTAATGGATAATCACATAATCCTTCATTAATTGTCCATTTTAAATCATCTTTACCCCATTTAAGTAAGGCTTCATTACAATCTTTAACACCATCCCAATCAAAATACTTACATTTACCATGACCTAGTATCGAAGCTAAGTCTTGACGTAGTGCTAATCCTGGTTCATCTGCATCTGTCAACAATACAAAACAATTAGCTTGGTCTAAACCTTGGTCTAGTGCATCTAATACATATTGATACTTCCTAGATACCTCTGGTTGCTCTGTAGGTGATGCTACAGCACCTGTTGGCACACTTAGGATAGAATCTATATCAAAACCTCCTTCATAGAGTGCTAGTGCATCCATTTCTCCTTCTACAATAAAGATAGTGTTGTTTTTTAACTTATTAGAATTTAAAACATTATCTAAATTGTAGAATCTTTGTTCGCCACCTTTTTCTTGTTTAAATATCTTCTCTGATATGGCTCTAGCTTTATAATTTACTCTTTTACCTTCTAAATTATAGTAACCAAATACAATGCTTTCTAAGTTTCTATCACCATATGACCCTTTTCCTGCTTGTACCCTTAAATCTTCGAGAGTTTTCTGGCTTATCCCCCTCTGTGCTGCGAACTGTATTACTTCTGCTGTTAGTTTGGTCATAAAATTCTCCTCCTTTTGCGTTACAATGGTGGCAATAATACACCACACCTTCTGTTTTAATCGTTACACTTAAACATCTATCGTGCTTATTCTTTCTTGAATGACTACACTCTGGGCATAAATACTTACCACTATGATGTCTACTTAGTAACCATTCTCTAGTTATCATTTTCTGCTTCCATAATTGCTAATCCTATTTGTCTA